TACAAGAAGAAGTTTCTAAAGAAGAACCTACGGAAATAGAAACAAAAGAAGAAGTATCTAATATTACAGAAGTAAAAGAAGACGAAGTAAAAGAAGAAGTAAAAGAAGAAGTAAAAGAAGAAGTAAAAGAAGAACCAAAAAATGAACATGAAGATTATAGTGAAGGAGTTCAAAAAAGAATTGCTAAACTAACTAAAAAAATGCGTGAAGCGGAAAGACAAAGAGAAGCCGCTATAGAATATGCAAAAGGAGTTCAAGAAAAAGCAGAGATTGTTCAATCTAAACTTTCTAAACTAGAACCTGGATATGTATCTCAAGTGGAGAATGGTATTAAATCTGGTATGGAAGCAGCGGTAGCAAAACTTACTAGTGCTAGAGATCAAGGGGATATTAAAACTGAAGTCGAAGCTCAAAAAGAAATTGCTAGACTAGGTGTTCAAGAAGCTCAAATCTCTCAGCAAAAAGCAAGATTAGAATCTGCTCCTAAACAAAAGGAAATAACTTTAGATCAAGCTGTAAATGCAGCCAGCAATGATATTCCACCAGCAGATCCTCAAGCAGAAGAATGGGCTTCTAAAAATGCTTGGTTTGGAACAGACAGTGCTATGACCTATACTGCTTTTGATTTACATAAAAAGTTAACAGAAGAAGAAGGATTTGACCCTAAAAGTAAAGATTATTATTCTGAAATAGATAAAAGAATAAGGGTTGATTTTCCGCATAAATTTGGTAATAGTACACCAACGGAATCGGCTAAACCGACACAACAAGTAGCTTCAGCGAAGCGAAGTGTAAAACCTGGCCGCAAGACTGTGAGACTCACACCCTCACAAGTTTCAATCGCTAAAAAATTAGGTGTGCCACTCGAAGAGTATGCGAAACAATTAAACATCACGAAGGAGATATAACGCTATGGAAAATGAAAAAATAAAGACTTCTCGTGCGAGCCAAAGTAGAGCTAAGACAGCTAATAAAACTACATGGACTCCACCGTCATCTTTAGATGCGCCCCCTGCACCTGCTGGGTTCAAACACCGATGGTTACGAGCTGAAATAATGGGTCAAAACGATACCAAAAATTTAGCCGGTCATTTGAGATCAGGATTCGAACTCGTAAGAGCAGATGAATATCCTGAATCAGACTTCCCAATTGTGGAAGACGGTAAACACAAGGGGATAATCGGAGTTGGTGGCCTTCTGCTAGGAAGGATACCGGAAGAAGTCGTTGAAGCGCGAAAAGAGTATTTTAAAAAAGTTACTCAAGATAAAACAGACGCTATTGACAATGATTTACTGAAGGAACAGCATCCAAGTATGCCAATCAATCAAGAGAGGCAAACTCGTGTAACCTTTGGTGGCTCGAAAAAAAGTTAATTTTTTAACGATTTTTCTCCAACAAAGAATTTAAAAATAAACCGTTCATTAATTTGAACAAAAGGAGAGAACAACTATGGCTAACCAAGACGCAGCTTTCGGTCTAAAACCGATCGGCTATCTAGGAAGTGCGCCTATGAACTCTGGACTTACTGAATTTGAAGTTGCCGCGTGTGCATCTGCAATGTTCCAAAATGACCTGATCCAAGCGATCAATACAGGTACAGTTGGAATTGCAGCAGCATCTGACAACGGACAATTACTAGGTTCACTTCAGGGTGTATTCTTTACCGATGCTTCTACTAGCAAACCAACGTTTGCTAATAATTTAAAAGCATCAAATACGGCTACTGATATCAAAGCTTTTGTTTCTGACAATCCTCATCAACTATATGAGATTCAAAGTGACAACGCTGGAGCATCAGGACAAACAGACGTATTCAACAACGCAGACGTAGCGGTTGGAGCGGGTGTAACACCTAATTTCATTTCTAAAACTGAATTAGGCGATAGCACTCAAGCTACAACTACTGCAAATCTAAGAATTATTGGAGTATCTGACGATGCTAAAAATAATGATTTGACATCTGCAAATGTTAATTGGAAAGTGATCATCATTGAGCACTTATACTTAACAGCAACAGGAGTATAGGAATATATTATGGCTATCACAAGAGGACAACTAGTTAAAGAACTAGAGCCAGGATTGAATGCACTATTCGGCCTGGAATACAAAAACTATGAAAACGAGCATGCTGAAATTTTTGATACAGAAACTT